CAGTTTTTCTGCAGGACTGACATTTGAAGCCACCGCGACATCGACCGCGTACCCGGCCGCAGCCGGCTGGGTGTTCACGGCGATGTTGCGGGGGCCGTCCGCCATCGACCTGACCGGCACGACCGCCGGCAACCAGCACATCATCGTCGCACTGGCATCCGAAACGGCCGCCTGGCCGCCTGGCGACTACGCATACGTGATCCGCGCGACCAATGGCCCCGACGTGGCCGAGGTTGAGGCCGGTTACATCACCATCAAGCCGGACATGGCCAGCCTGCAGGCTGGTTCGGAAATCCGCACGCACGCCGCCATCGTCCTGGCGAACATCGAAGCCGTGCTGGAGAAGCGCGCGACCCAGGACCAGCAGCGCTACACGATCAACAACCGCGAACTGTGGCGCACGCCCATCGCTGACCTGCTGCTGCTGCGCGCCACGTACCGCAGCATCGTTCTGCAGGAACAGCGCAAGGCGCGGGGCCAGTCGGCCTTTGGCCGCAGCGTCCGCGTTCGCTTCGTCTGCCCGACATGAACCTGAAATTCTGGAAGCGGCAGCCAGCCGAAAAACAGCCGCGCCGGTTCGCCAACGCGAAGGCCGCCCTGCGCATGTTCGACAGCGCGAAATCCGACCGCCTGACCAGTGACTGGGGTTCGCATCCGGTCCCGGCTGAAACGATCATCCGGCTGCACCAGCGCATCCTGGTCGCCCGCTCGCGCGAGCAGTGCGCGAACAACGACTACGCCCGCAAATTCCTGGCGCTGTGCCGCACCAACGTCGTCGGGCCGCAGGGAGTGACGCTGCACGGCGAAGTGAAGCTGAAGGACGGCACCCTGGACGCCGAATCCAACCGCGCCATTGAGGCCGCGTTTGACGACTGGGGCCACAAGGAAACCGCCGACATCGCCGGGAAGAACAGCTGGCGCGCGATCCAGGCCGCCGCCGTGGTCAGCGCGGCCAAGGACGGCGAATTCATGTTCAGGAAAATCTACGGGAAGAAAGCCGGTAAGTACGGTTTCGCCCTGCAGATGCTGGACCCGCAGCGCTGCCCGATTGACCTGGACCGCTTCGACCTGCAAGGCGGAAATTTCATACGTTCCGGCATCGAATACAACGAATTCGGCCGCCCGCAGGCGTACTACTTCAACGTGCTGAAAGAGTCCGAGGCGTTCTGGAACTACCAGTACGCGGGCAATTCATTTCACCGCATTCCCGCCGACGAAATCATCCACGGCTACCTGGAAGAAATGGTGGGCCAGAAGCGCGGCCTGCCCTGGATTGCCACGTCGCTGTTCCGCATGAAGCAGCTGCAGGGATTCGAGGACGCCGCCATCGTGAACGCGCGCATCGGCGCGGCCAAGATGGGTTTCCTGCAGTGGAAGGAAGGCCAGGGGCCGCTGGACGCCGACGACGAAGCGCCGGAAATAGAAGCCGAGGCCGGCACGTTCCACGAACTGCCGCCGGGCCTAGAACTGAAGGAATTCAACCCGGCCTATCCAGCTGGCGAGTTCGGCCCGTTCATGAAGCACGTTCTGCGGTCGTTCGCGGCAGGCGTCAGCGTGCCGTACAACGAACTGGCCGCCGACCTGGAAGGCGTGAATTTCAGTTCGATCCGCCAGGGCACGCTGGACAGCCGCGAGCACTGGAAGGAACTGCAGGAATGGCTGATCGAAAGCCTGATCCAGCCCGTGTTCGAATCCTGGCTGCCGGAAGCGCTGCTGCGCCGCCGCGTCGTCACCGAAGACGGCCTGGCGCTGCCGGCTGAGAAGATCGACCGCTACAAGGCCGTGTGCTGGCAGCCGCGCCGCTGGCAGTGGATCGACCCGCGCGCGGACGTGGACGGTGCAGTCGAGGCGATTAGCCACGGCCTGGCGTCGCCCAGCCAGATCATCCGCGAGCAGGGCCGCGACCCGCACGCCGTCCGTGTCGAGACCGCCCGCGACGTGCGCGCGATGATCGACGCCTACGTGGCCGAGGGCATCGAAGAAAAGACCGCCACCGACCTGGTGCTGCTGGCCATGGGCAAGCCCGTGCCGCCGCCACCGAAACCGACCCCTACGGAAGCACCATGACCGACAAAATTGCGACCCGCTTGAAAGAGATTGCGGAACGTGGCGGCCTGCGCCGCGACGCCACCGTGTCGAGCATCGACCAGGACGCCCGCACCGTCGAACTGTCGTTTTCCAGCGAAACCGAGAAGGTGGAACGCTGGTACGGCATCGAAGTGCTGGGCCACGATCCTGGCGAAATTGATTTCAGCCGCCTGAACAACGGCGCACCAATCCTGTGGATGCACGACCTGCGCGACCAGCGCGGCGTCGTGGTCGAAGGGTCCGCCCGCATCGACGGCGACCGGATCGCGCGCTGCACGGCGCGGTTCAGCCGCAGCGAGGAAGGCGACAAGCTGTTCCAGGACATCGTGGACGGCATCACCACGAAGGTTTCCGTGGGCTACAGCGTCACCGGCATGCGCATGGTGGAAGAACGCGACGGCATCGACGTGTACCGGATCACCGCCTGGCAGCCGTACGAAGTCAGCATGGTCAGCGTGCCAGCCGATGACGACGTGGGCGTGGGCCGCAGCGCGGGAAACCCACCACAAGATGACCCCGCCAGCCAGGCGGATACTTCGTCAAAACCAGCAGTACCAGTTACCGTTAAGGACCATCGACACATGACCCCTGAAGAAATCGCAGCAAAGGAAGCGGCTGACCGCACTGCTGGCCAGAACGTTGAACGCGAGCGCGTTCGTAGGATCACCGAAATGGGCGAAAAGTTCGGCTATGCCGAACTGGCCCGCTCGGCCCTGACCGACGGCAAGAGCGTGGAAGACTTCCGCGACATGCTACTGGACGCGCAGAACAAGCGCGAGCAGCGCGCCCTGAACGACCAGTCGAAGGATGCCGATGTCGGCCTGTCCGACAAGGAAGTGCGCCAGTTTTCGCTGCTGAAGGTCGTCCGCGCCCTGGTGGAGCCGACCGACAAGCGCGCCCAGGAGGATGCCGCCTTCGAATTCGAAGCGTCGCGCGCCGCCGCCAAGCGCGCCGGCCGTGAAACCGAGCGTTTCATGATCCCGTCGGACGTGCTGACCCGCGCGATGAATTCGAATTCGTCGGGCGTGACCAACGCAGACACCGGCGGCTATAGCATCGCGAACACGATGCTGACCAGTTCGTTCATCGACATTCTGCGCAACAAGGCTGTGCTGTTCCAGCATGCGCGCACCCTGGGCGGCCTGAAGGGCACCGTCGACATCCCGCGCCAGACCGCAGCCGCACAGGGCTACTGGCTGGGTGAAGACGACGACGCGACCGAAACCGGCATCGGCCTGGGTCAGATTTCGATGTCCGCCAAGACCGTCGCGGCGTTCAGCGAGATCACCCGCAAGCTGATGATGCAGTCGAGCCTGGATGTCGAAGCCATGCTGCGCTACGACCTGGCGACCCAGCTTGCTCTGACCATCGACAAGGCCGGTTTCTACGGCACCGGCAGCGACCACCAGCCGCTGGGCCTGGCCAACCAGACCGGCATCAACGCCCAGGCGTTCGCCACCGCTGGCCAGCCGACCTACACCGAGCTGATCAACATGGAAACGCAGATCGCGTTGTCCAACGCTGACGTGGACAGCATGGTCTACATCGCGAACGCCGGTTTCCGTGGCTACGCCAAAGGCAAGCTGAAGTTCTCCGGTTCGGCCAGCGCCGAAACCCTGTGGGAGAACGGCGGCACGGTGAACGGCTACCGCACCGACATCACGAACCAGATCGCGGCCGGCGATGTGTTCTTCGGTAACTTCGCCGATCTGCTGATCGGCATGTGGGGCGGCCTGGAACTGATGGTCGATCCGTACAGCGGCAGCAAGAAGGGCCGCATCCGCCTGGTGGCCTTCCAGGACGTGGACGTGGCCGTGCGCCGCACCGCTTCGTTCACCCTGGGCCGCTGATCCTAGCGGGACAGTCTGACGCAAATGGCCGCCCACCACGGCGGCCATTTTTCTAAGATCAAGGAATTTCACCATGAAACAGAACGTTCACCTGGTCGTCACGTCGGCCTTCATGCTGGCGGGCGAAATGGCCGTGGAAGGCGACATCGTGGAAGTCACGAACGCCGAGGCGCGCGACCTGCTGGACCGTGGCAAGGCCCGCCCGGCGACCGCCGAAGACGGCGTGGCCGACGAGCCCGAGGCCGAAGCCGGCGAGCCAGAAGACGAAGCCGAGCCGGAAGCGCCGGCCGTCGCCAAGAAATAATTTCACTACCGAGGAATCCACCACATGAACGCATTGCAAGTGAAACCGCTGGTCGTTCCGACCCGCATCACCGCAACCACCAACGGCCCGGCAATCGACCTGCGCAGCTATGACGGCCGCGCCATGATCGCCCTGAATTCGGGCGCGACCGAAGGCGCTACGCAGACGCTGGACGTGAAAATCCAGCACAGCGCCGACGGCTCCACCGGCTGGACCGACGCCACCGTTTCGCCGGGCGGCGGCAACCTGGCGTTCGCTCAGGTTACGAACGCGGCTGCGTCTGCACAGACCATCGAGTTCGTCGTCAAGGACCTGCACCGCTACGTCCGCGCCGTGCAGACGCTGGGCGGCACGTCGCCGGCCGTTACCGCAGGCGTGTCGCTGATCGCGAAGGCGCAG